GTTGGCGGCTTTGGTAGTCAATAATTATTGTAGGGGTATGGAAAAGATTTTCCAACCTCTACAATTATCAAATTTATACCGATTTCCTGCTAATTTTACTAAGACAGAATTAGATATACCTGAAATTTTGCTTGCTTCTGCAATTCTATCTAAGATATATTCTGTGTTGTTGGGCGATATAAGTTTATATTTTGATGTTTGCTTTGATTTTCGTAAATTTTCTTTATGAATATCTGTTTTTGGTAATCTTGCAAAATTATACGATGCAGGGTCGCGTTCTTTTGCTTTTTCAGATATTTTCTCTTTTGTTTCTTGCGTGTGAGTTTTACCAAACATTCCGTTTTTCTCACCTACAGATAAAGTGTGACCTGTCCTTAATTTAGAAATTCTTCTTTTAATCCATCCGTATTTTTTATTATTTCTTTTATGTTTTATATTCTTTGTAGCCATAAATCTTAGTGCAAATAGTAACCCTTCGTGCGTAGGATTAATTTTTACAAGCAATTGGTGTGCTACAAAATGTTCTTCTGGTGTAAGATTTACTAAATTATTTTTATTATCTGTGCCACCTAAACATTTAGGTATTATATGATGTTTTTCGGTATAATCATTTACTATTCGTCCCGTAGCTTGGGAAATTAATTGATTGTATATTTTTTGATAATTCATTTGATAAATAAGTATTGTAACACAGGATAAACTTATTTATGCGAGCTGCCGAACTTTTAGTAGAATTTTATGATCCAGCAGATGACGAACCGGGTATAGCCCATATGGACGATACCCGTCGCCCTAGACTTACTATGGTTCATTTGCAAAAACTTAGAAAAGCACGCGATGCTGAAAGATACGAAACATCACAGCATAAACAGTTTTTACCTGATATGTACGGTATACCAGATAATCAAGACACTGGCGGCATAGGCGGCCTATAAAGCAGCAGTTTATTTGCTATTGAGTTGAACTAAATAAATCTAGCACATTAAAAATATAAAAATGGCGTCTTTTATGGCCATTTGCACATACATTCTACATCTCTTCGTTAAATACAATTAATACCGCCTTACGGTAATTGGAACTTAACAAATCAAAGGAGAGATTGAGCATGTCACAACAAAAAAAGCTTGAACAGGTATTAGATCTTTTGTTATCAGAAGACTCTAACCAGGCAGCAGAAATTCTCCACCAGATCATTGTAGAAAAAGCAAGAACAATTTACGAATCAATTGTCGACGAAGAGTCTGACATTGAGGAAGAAAATGAAGAGCTTGACGAAGCAGATGAAGTTGGTGGCGAACCAAGCAAAGATTTCACAGACGAAATTTCATCTGATAAAGAAGAAATTGATACGGACGAAGAAAACGATGGAGAACCCAAAGACGACGAAGACGAGTTTGACGGCGAAGACGAGTTTGACGGCGAAGACGAGTTTGACGGCGAATCCGAGGAAGAAGAAATTGAAGATCGTGTTGACGACTTAGAATCTCAACTTGCCGAACTTCGTGCAGAATTTGATGCACTTATGGGCGAAGAAATGCAAGAGCCGCAACATGCTGATCTTGGCAACGAAACGGACGAAATTGAAGACGAATTTGGTGGCGAAGAACAAGGTTCTGGTATGCCAAGCTTTGGTGGCGAAGAACAAGTTGTTGGCGAAGTAATTGCTAAGATGCACGAAAAGAAAAAGACTGCAAAATTAGAAGTAGCACCACAAGCTAAGAAGAAAGCAAAAGGATCTCGTGCTGACGAAGAAACAAAATTCTTATCAGCAGTAGCCGATACTGGCCAGCGCGGTACAGCAAAGTTAGTTGGTACCGGAAAAGATTCACCTTTAGGTGCTGAACAAAACAAGTCACCATACACATCGATCCCAGCACGTAAAGACTACGGTGGTAAACCAGTCAAGATTGGCAGCGGTACTGGTGGCGAATACGGAAAGTATCATGGTGACTCAGCTGCAAATAAAACACCTACAGACAATGTAAACATTAAGCCTAAGAATTCATCAGTTAAAGCAGATACAACTGCTAAGTACACTGGTGGTAAAGTAGCAGGCGATGGTTTTTCAAAGTCACCGTTGACAAAGAAGCCATTATAAGGATTAGTGGCCGATATGTCAAATAAACTGTACGAGTTTTTATCATTTGATAAAGCTCACGTTCAACTTCTAGAAGAAGATAATAAAGCAGGTGGTAAAGATCTTTGCATGAAAGGGATCTTTATCCAAGGTGACGTAAGAAACCAAAATCAGCGCGTTTATCCTATGAGAGAAATTGCAAAAGCAGTTAATAGTATCACTGAAAAAATAAGTAGCGGACAATCAGTTATGGGAGAGCTTGACCACCCGGAAGAGCTTTCTATTAACCTTGACCGTGTTAGTCACCTTATCACAGAAATGTGGATGGATGGTGCAGATGGATACGGTAAGTTGAAAATTATACCAACTCCGATGGGAAACATTATTAGTACATTGTTGAAGTCGGGCGCAAAGTTGGGAGTTTCATCCCGTGGTTCTGGAAATGTGGGTAACGATGGTGCAGTTTCAGATTTTGAAATTATCACTGTTGATATCGTGGCACAACCAAGTGCTCCAAACGCATATCCAAGAACAGTATATGAGAGTCTTATGAACATGAAAGGTGGGTCAAGGGTAGTGACAACTGCAAAAGAAGCACTAACCGAAGCCGCTGCACAGAGACAGCTTGTCAAAGACATTCAGAAATTTATTCAAGAGTTAAAAATTTAGGAGAACTCAAGATGGCAAAAAAATTAGATGAGCTCTTGAGTGAAAGCGTTGGATTATCCGAAGATACCAGGACTCAAATTATTGGGTTATGGGAAGCAAAGATTACTGAAGCTCGTGAAGAAGTTGCTGCAACACTCCGTGAGGAATTTGCACGCAAGTTTGAACATGACAAAGGTGTTCTTGTTGAATCTATGGATCGTTTCTTAACTGATAAAGTCCGCGTTGAACTTGAAGAATTCGCAGAAGATAAGAGAAAACTTGTCGCAGAACGAATTGCTTATAAAAGCAAGGTAGTACAACACACAGGAATGCTAAACACATTCATTACAGAAGCTGTAGCAAAAGAAATGAAAGAGTTTTATTCTGAAAAGAAAGCAATGAAAGAAAATTTTGCTAAACTTGAAAATTTCTTATTGAAGCAATTAGCTGAAGAAATTCGTGAATTCCGTATTGACAAGAAGTCCTTAGTTGAACAGAAAGTTAAAATGGTTACCGAAGGTAAACAGAAATTGCAAGAGACAAAGGCACAATTTATCAAGCGTGCTGCTCAAATTATCGAGTCAAATATCGAAAGGACTCTACGTACTGAAATTGGACAATTCAAAGAAGACATTCGTGTTGCCCGCGAAAACGATTTTGGTCGTAAGATTTTTGAAAGCGTAGCTGCTGAATTTATGACTTCGTACCTAAATGAAGGTACTGAGATTAGTAAGATGCAAAAGATGGTTGAATCAAAGACACGCGAAATGAAAGCTTTACAGGAAACTGTTAAAAAGAGCCAACGTATTGTTGAATCAATGAATTCTAAGTTATCAGCATCCCAAGACTTAGTCGAAAGACAGAAAGTTATGAATGAGTTACTTGCACCATTATCAAAAGATAAGCAAGGCGTAATGAAAGAATTGCTTGAATCGGTTCAGACAAAGAATTTGCAAAGTTCGTACAACAAGTACTTACCAAGCGTTCTAAATGAAGCTGAAACACGTAAACCTGCGTTAGGAAAAACACAGTTGAATGAAGCAACATTGTCAGCCAGATCAGGCGACAGAGCGAGGGTCGCTCACACTGATGAGTCAGAAGATTCATCAGACCTTAAAAAGATTTTGTCCTTAGCCGGCATTAAAAAGTAAATAGGAGAATATAATGGCAACAAAGCTATTTGAATCAAACTGGGGCGCAACAAAAGAAGCCCTTTTAGAAGGCCTTTCGGGAACCCGCCGTCAATCTATGGACGTAGTGTTTGAAAACACTCGTAGATACTTGGCTGAATCGGCAACCGCAGGTGCCACACAAGCTGGTAACATCGCAGTACTTAACAAAGTAATGTTACCTTTAATCCGTCGTGTTATGCCAACAGTTATAGCTAATGAAATCATGGGTGTTCAGCCTATGACTGGCCCTGTTGGTCAAATCCACACATTGCGTGTTCGTTATGCAAACACAGCGGCTGGCGTTACAGCTGGTACTGAAGCATTAGGCCCATTTGAAATTGCTAAAGCATATTCAGGTAATGAGCTTCAAGCTGATCCAGCGGCAGCATCCACAGCACGTTTAGAAGGCGTACCAGGTAACAAGTTAAGCATCCAAATCTTGAAAGAGACAGTAGAAGCTAAGACACGTAAGTTATCTGCACGTTGGACATTTGAAGCTGCACAAGATGCAAACGCAATCCACGGTATTGACATTGAAGCAGAAATTATGCAAGCCCTTGCACAAGAAATTACAGTTGAAATTGACCAGGAAATGTTGTACAAATTGTCCAGCTTAGTCCCAGTTGCTCCAACTACATTTAACCAAGCTGCCGTTTCTGGTACAGCTACATACGTTGGTGACGAAATGGCTGCTCTTGCAGTTATGATCAACCAACAAGCTAACTTGATCGCAGCTCGCACACGTCGCGGTGCAGCTAACTGGGCAGTTGTTTCGCCAACAGCGTTAACAATTCTTCAGTCTGCTACAACATCTTCGTTTGCACGTACTACAGAAGGTACATTTGAAGCACCTACAAACACAAAGTTTGTTGGTACATTAAATTCCACAATGCGCGTTTATGTTAACCAGTATGCAAGCGATGGCGAAGCTGTATTGTTAGGCTACAAAGGCCCAACAGAAACAGATGCAGCAGCTTACTACTGCCCATATA